GGCAGTCAGCTCGCGATCGCCCATCAGGACGGCATGCACTATGTGGCGCTCACTGGCGCTGCGATCGCTCCCGTTGCGGCCGCTCCGAAAGGGGCGATCCTATCCGCCATCGATAATTATGGCCTCTTCTCGGAAAACGTCGGAGGTGAGTTCGGGATTACAGCGCTCGGTGATCTGTCCGTCATCGACGCGCTTGATGTGGCGACCGCTGAGGGCTGGCCGGATGATTGCGTCTCCTGCCTAGCGGACCATCGCGAGGCGTGGCTCTTCGGCACTGAGACGATTGAGATTTGGTCCGATACGGGCGCCTCCTTCTTCCCCTTCGAGCGCGTCCCGGGTGGTTTCATGGAGCAGGGCTGTGCCGCGAAGTGGAGTCCGGCCAAGATCGACAACTCCGTCTTCTGGCTCGGCCGGGATCGCAATGGCCGCGGCGTGGTCTATCGGGCGAATGCCTATATCCCGCAGCGAATCTCCACGCATGCGGTGGAGTATGCCATCAACCAGGGCGTCGATATCTCTGATGCGATCGGCTTTGCCTATCAGGAAGAAGGCCATCTCTTCTACTTCCTGACCTTTCCTAGGCTCGATCAGACCTGGGTGCATGACGTGGCGACCGGTCCGCAAGGAGCTTGGCATCAGCGTGCCTACAAGGATGCGCAAGGACTTCTGCATCGTCACCGGGCGAACTGTCACGCGTACTTCTATGGCGACCACCTCGTGGGGGATTACGCGAACGGCAACATCTACCGGATGTCGCTCAATCTCTATGACGACAACGGCGATGAGATTTATCGAGAGCGCGCTTGGGAAGTCGATGAGGATGAGAATCGCCGCATTCGCGTGGATCGGGTCGAGCTTCTGGCCTTAGCTGGGGATGGTCAAGCCTCTACATACGGCGATCCGAAAGTGTTTTTCCAGAAATCGAACGATTCCGGCCGCACGTGGAGTTATGAGCGGTTCCAGACGTTAGGCCCGGTCGGTGCGCGCAAGGTGCGTGCAGCCTGGCGCCGCGGCGGTATGGGCCGCAATCTCGTCTTCCGCGTGGGCACGACCATGCGTCAGCGCGTGTCCTGGGTCGGAGCCAACTTGAGCGGGGAGGTGCTTGCGGTATGAGCACGCTAATCCCGCCGCGCTATGAGCTTCCCATAATTGATGCACAGAGCGGACGCATGAGCCGGGAGTGGTACAAATACTTGGTCCAGCTCGGCAATTCCATCAGCGGCTCCCCGACGCTGGCGAGCGATCTCACCAATCTCGAAACCGCCGACTCAGCAGCCGTCGAGGCTTTCTCGCTCACCGCCATGGGTCTTGCGCGGGAGGCTGAAGCCATGGCCTGGCTCGGCGGCGAGGATCTACCGAAAACTCCTGATGTCAGCTTACTCGCCTGGTGGCCGCAATGAGTGTCAATGCGATCTCTCTGGTTCAGGCCGTCCAGCTGCCGAATGCAGTGGCGGCGCAGTACACCTGTCCTGCGAACAGCAAAGTGGTCATCCGACATGTGACGTTCACTAACACGGACGGTGCAGGCGCGCATCTGGTGACCGCGCATGTCGTGCCCAACGGGGGGTCTGTTTCCAACTCGACCATGGTCATGGATGCACAGTCAATCGCCTCCAAAGCGACTTACGTCTCGCCGGAGCTCTCCGGGGTCGTACTCAACGCGGGAGACACCCTGCAGTGCTTTGCGGATGCAGCGACTCAGGTCTCGATGAACGCGAGCGGGATACAGCAGACGTGAAAGTCACTATTAACAAAGAGCCCTTTAGCCTCGATGTGTTTGCGGAGCTTCTTCCGCTTGCGCAGAAATGCTGGAATGAAAGCACCGAATTTAAGGGGCAAACGTGCGCGTATTACGGAGACAGGGACTTTGAGATTGAGCCGGATAAAGAAGCGTACCAGCGGTTGGCAGACCAGGGCTCCCTTGTAATGGTGATGCTGCGAGATGAGGGGAAATTGCAGGGCTATGTGGTGGGTTTCCTCTATCACAGCCTGCATCACAAAAAGATCCTCTGCGGGATCGGGGACAACATCTATGTTGAGCCTGACTACAGGGCTTATACCGCAGTGGTTGCTGAAAGATTCGAGAAGGAAATGAAGAGCCTCGGCGTCAAGATCATCGGTTGGCCGGTGCACATGAATGGGCCAGTTTATGAATTGCTCAAGGCAAGAGGGTATGTCGGCGACGACATCGTGATGGAGAAAAGATTGAGGAGTGACAAAGAATGTGTGTAGCGGCGGCGATTGCGGGCGCGGCGGTTGTCGGAGCAGGCGCAAGCATCTACTCCTCGGACCAAGCTGCGAGCGCCCAGAAAGACGCTGCGAACCAAGCGAGCAATACGCAGCGCTCGATGTTCAACACGATCCAGGGGAATGAGGCGCCCTGGGTCCAGACCGGACAGCAAGCGCAGAACGCACTGGCACAGTTCTATGGATTGCCGGGTGGTTCCGCAGGAGGCTCTGCTGGCGGCAGCCAGCAGCCACTGAGCTTCGAACAATGGAGTGCGCAAAATCCGAGTAGCGGCGGCGGGCAGATTCCATACAACAACTTCCTCCAGAATTCCGGGCACGGCGTGGGGCAAATTCCCGGAATTCCCGCCTCTGGCGCGGGATCGGCCGATCAATCGGCGGCCTATCAGGCTTACCTGAAGAACTTCAATGCGTCTCCTGCGTCGGGCGCATCAGGCACCGCATCCACGCCAGATTACAACAAAATCCTCTCCAACTTGCCGGGCTATCAGTTCCAGCTCCAGCAGGGCGATCAAGCCGTACAGCGTAATCTCGCCGCGCGAGGACTGCTGCAATCAGGCGCCGCCGCGAAATCGCTGGAGACCTTCGGACAGGGTTTGGCTAGTCAGTATGCAGGCCAGTACACGCAGGGCTTGCAGAATCTCTCGCAGCTGGGCGAGGCGGGGGCGGCTGGGGTCGCCAGCGCCGGCATGAATGCCGCCAATCAGATCGGCTCGAATCAGATCTACGGAGGCAATGCGGCGGCGGTAGGTGCTGCCGGCGTGGGGAATGCGATCAATTCAGGACTAGGAGGACTGGCAGGGGCTGCAGGCTATTACCAACTGTCGCCCTATTACACCTCGACGAATGCCGAGATGGATGCGCTCAATCAGAATGGCTTCGGCGACAATTGGAGAACGCCTCGGATCTTTCCGAGTACGGGGCTGAACTGATATGGCCGACTTTGTATATCCCCAGGTTAATCCGCCGCCCGATGTGTTGGGCTCCTACCTGCGCGGCCAGATGGCGCCTCTCCAGATGCAGGGAGCCCAGCAGTCCCTTCAGCAAGGACAGCAACAGTTAGAAGCAGGCGGCCTCAACATCGAGCAATTGCGCATGGCGCTGCAAAATCAGCGCATGGTACAGGACATCGTTCGCGGCTCGCTGGGCGGTCAGATGCAGGGAGGCCCTCCCATAGGAGGCGTCCCCGGAGGAATGCAGACAGGGCCGCAGGGCTCGGTCTCGAGTACCCCGTCACAAGCGTCCGGTGGCCTTACCTCCAGCGCAATGTTCGAGCCTTCGACTCAAGCCGCGCTCGCGCTCTTGCAGGGGCGAGATCCCGTTAAGGCCGCGCAGGATGCGCAAGACTACAAGGTCAAGCAGGCGCAGTTGCAAGCGCAGGGGCCGCTCGATCTCATCGATAGCGTGTTCAATTCTTCCCAGCCCGCGCGCACGGTCATGGCGAATCCGAGTCTGATCGCGAAGTGGCCGCAAATCGCGCAAGCCCTTGGATTGGATCCGGTGCGGGACTTTAATGATGCGAACGTGCGCCGCGGCCTTGCCATGGCCGGCAACAATCTGCGCGGGTCGGTCGGAATGGCGGCGAAGGAGTATCCGGTCGAGCTGCAGACCTTCGGGGGCGCTTATGGAGCGGTGCTCCAGCGCGATCCGGTCACAGGCAAGATGACCCAAGTCCAAGGGCGCGAGATGCCCTCCTACTCTCTCAAGGATGTGTACGACCCTTCGACGAATACGACTCGCGGCGTGCCCGTCCAGACCGGTGGCTGGGGCATGGGCGGAGTCAATCCGAACACCGGTCAGGGAACCGCCGGTGCCGCTCCCGCAGGCGTGAATCTCGGCATGAAGGCGCCGACCGATCCGGAGCTCAAAGCGGCCATGTTCGGCTCGGAGATGCGCGCTGGGCTCAATACCATGACCCGGCTCGAGTCCGCAGGCTTCAACCTCAGTCCTAAGACCCGCACGCTGCTGATTAATGCCGCGACTGAAGAGGATCCGGGTGCCATCAAGCAGCTCCTGAGCCAAGAGGCACTCGTCCATGGCATGACGCCGCAGGAGCAGACGTATGTAGCCGCTCTCATGCCGATGCTGCAGGCCGCTGGACACGATCAATCCGGCGCGCGGCTCACGACCGCGCAGATCCGGCAGAACGTCGAGAGCCTCTTGCCGGTCGATGTGCGCAATCGGGACGCGATGGCTCAAGTACAGAAGAACCGCGAGGGCTTCTACACCGGCCTGCTCTCTCAGGCGGGCTCCGCCGTACACCTGCCGCAATACGAGGGCACCTTGGGGGCGGACCTCAAGGCCGTCCAGGGCCGCAACGTCCCGATGCTGAGCCCGGAAGAGGCCCGCAAGTTGCCGAAGGGGAGCCATTTCCGCTCATCTGATGGTCGACTGCTGGTGAGGCAATGAGCGATCCGTACGCAGGCATTGGTGCTGATGCGGATGAATACGCCGGCATCGGTGCGCCTGCGTCCATGCCGATGCCCAATGCTGCCGTATCGGTCTCTCCTGAGAACTACTCGCCCGTCGAGGGCAACAGCTTTCTGCGCAATGCGCTGATTGGCTCAGGCAAGTTCTTTACCGATCTCGGATTGGGAGCGCGTCAGGTCGGCGCCCAGCTGGCCGACGGCACATTCGGCACGAACTACACGCCCGCGCTACTGAAGGAAGCGGCCGAGAAGCGCGCGATCGATGCGCCGGTGATGGAGACTGCAGGTGGCAAGGTCGGGCAGATCGGTACTGGAATTCTCACCGCGGCACCCTTGGCGGCGATTCCCGGGGTGGGCACGTATATAGGGGCGGCGGGTGTAGGCGGCGGGACTGCAGCATTGCAACCTGTGACAGCGGGCGAATCCCGCGCGATCAATACCGGAGTCGGCGCGGGATTGGGCATCGCCGGACAGGCTGCGGGCAATTGGCTTTCGAACTGGATTCGCGCGCGCGCTACACAGCCCATTATTGATGCAGGGCTTACGCCTGCTCAAGAAGCAGCAGCCGCTGGCGGACAGAATCTTGGCATGCGCTTGACGCCCGGACAGGCGAGCGGAAGTCGAGGGCTGCAACAGCTGGAAGCTAAGTTGGAATCCCAGCCTTGGACCTCCGGCCCATTCAATTCCCTGAAACGCGCAAATCAGGAAGTGTTGAACAATGCCGCTGCACGATCCATCGGCGAGAACGGCACAAGCTTGGATGCGACGGTGCTTGATGCGGCCAATACCCGTCTCGGGAATGTCTTCGAGTCGGTGCGCAATCCCAACAGCGTGATTATAACGCATCCGCCGACGACGACCGCCATTCTCGATCAGATCGATCAGAACGCCTCTGGTCTCATCCCGGGCAGTATCCGGGATAACCCATTGGTCTCGCGTTTCGAGGGCCTCGCGCAGTCCGGTTCAATCACTGGAGAGCAACTTGGGAGCCTGTCTTCCAAGCTGGGGCGCGCAGCATCCAAACAGATGACGACGCCGATGGGCGATCGCGATCTCGGTCAGGCGCTCTTCCAAGTCAAGGAACATGTGGACGATCTGTTGGAATCGAGCTTGTCTCCAACGCAAGCGGCTGAATATGGAGCAGCTCGCGGCCAGTACCGCAATATGATGAACCTGACGAGCGGAAGCATTACGAATCCGTCGAGCGGGAATGTCTCCGGAGCGTTGCTGGCCAACAAACTGCAGCGCGTCGATCGGCGCGGGTTTTTGTTCGGCGGCAATCAGTCCGATCTCTATAACGCTGCGCGCTTCGCTCAGGCATTCAAGCCGATTGTAGGCGATTCAGGAACCGCGACGCGCGAGCTGGGATTGGGTCAGATGGCGCTCGCTATTCCCGGCAGCATCTTCTCGCGTCTCTATCTGAGCGGCCCAGGGCAGTTGGCCGCACGAGGAACCGTGACGATTCCACAAGCTATCGGAGGCATCGGTGCCCGCTTAGCCGCGCCCGTGGCTCCCGCTCTATTGCCCGGACTTCCCGGAGGCGCAGGGGCGCTGGCCCCTGAGATTTCCTCCTACCTCCTTCAATAAGAGTCTTTTCAAGGGGGAATCCGGCATGAATTTGCGAATGACCCAAGGGATAGGTGAGAGAAACCAGAAGATGAGCATTGCTCCCAAAGAGCGCAGCGCAATCGCAAGACCCGTACCGAGATCCATATGACCGCATCCATCCCGTATCTGTTTGTCCCTGTATTCTCATGGCCTGGCGCCCCTGGAGGCAAGCTCCATGCCTATCAGGCCGGAAGCTCATCCACGCCGCAGACGACCTACGCCGAGGATGGCGTCACGCCGAATCTGAATCCCGTGACGCTAGATTCCACCGGCTCTGCGATCGTGCGTTTGGATCCGACGCTTGCCTACCATTTCATTCTCAAGGACTCGACTGATACGACCACGTTGTGGGATGCGGACACCTATCAGTCGCAATATCTATCGGCGGTCAACACGGTGGATAGTGGTGCAATCAGTTACGTCCGCACCGCCGCCGAGATCGCAGCCGGGGTGGCGCCGATCAATTACGCGAAATGGCCGTCCCCGTGGAAAGACATCAGTCGCTTCGTGACCGATAACACGGGTGCAACGGATGTCAGTGCTCAATTCGCCAATGCCTTGGCGGCTGAAAAAAACATCGTGGTTCCAGAGGGCACTTACAACCTTGGAACCACGGGGATTGTGTTGCCTAAAAGTGGCATGAGTTTTCTGGGCGCCTCGCGTTCGGGAGTGATTTTCAACTTCACCGGCGCGGGGATCGCTTTTGATGGCTATAGCCGTAACGATTTGGATATCGGTCGATTTACGATCAACACGACACATGTTGCTGCGACCGGCATGCGCTTCGGGAATGGTGTGCAGCACATCGGACTTCAGCAAATCGTCTTAAATGGCGATACCACTGGGTCTAATAGTGGCACTGGAATTCTGCTGCAATCGGGCAATCCGGGGGCCTTCAGCGGAAACCTCCTGGCACAGCTCCTCTATACGCTCGGCTACAAGTTTGGCATCAAGTGCACGGGTATCGACGCAACCAACACCTGGACCTCTATTTCTTTCCTACAGTCCTACATTCTGGGTAGAGCCGGAGGAATCATTGCAGGAAGCAAAGGGTTGTGGATGGATGCATTGACCAATGGAGTGGGGAGTGACTTTCTTGCTGGCACCATCGAGGGATTCGATGTCGGCCTGCAGGTGGATGCGGGCAGCTCAGGGCTGATCTACGAGGGCGACCTGGAAGGCAACAATACCCAGTATACAGTTGGCAACACCTTCTCCGGCCGGATCAAGCTGCACAACACTAACGGCACGGAGCAGTCCGCCAGTTGTAACGGCACGGCCAACCGATGGTTTCAGTATCAACAGTTGAGCGGTGTTTTCAGCCTCGAGAATCGCATCGGACAGCGCTTTCTGATTTACGACAATGACGGCAATGAGCGGGAATGGACCCTGGCGCGCGGCGCGGAAAGCACTTCCTACATCAGCGGCACGGCCAATCCGCAGGTCAAATTCAAGATTCACATGGGCACCTCCGGCGATAACGTCGGAGCGCGCAACTATCTCTATCTGAACGGGCAGAAAGTGCATTGGGATTCGCAGAGCCCGCAGACCACCGCACTTATCACCGGTGCCGTAGGAGATGTGTGTTTCAACAGCGCCGCCGCGGTAGGCCAGCCGAAAGGCTGGACTTGCACGGTTGCCGGTACGCCGGGCACTTGGGTGTCACAGGGAAACCTATGACCTACGTAGTTGACGGCTGGAAAGTTGATGAATCATGGAAATACCAGACAACACCGTTGGTTGGCTGATCGGCGCTTTCGGCGCGATCGCGGCATGGCTCGTACGATTGGAGGCAAGATTGAGCTCAAGACCTACACGACGAGAGCAGGAAGCGATCGCTGCCAAAGTCGCGATGGAGGTGCATGCTCAGTTCCAAGAGATCAAGCAAATGCTGGAAAAGCAGAACGAGCAAAGCTCCCTGCATCGGGAACTGATGGGCGCATCCATCGCAGAGATTCGCACGAAAGTGGCCGTTCTGCGAGCGCGGGCTGGAGATGATCCCTCAGGGGAGACCGGCAGTTTCAGGCGGTGGAATGATCGATGAGCGAGACACTCCGAGAGAAACAAACAAGATTCGCCCTGGCCGTACCTGGGCTCATTCAGAAGGCCGTGGAGCTAGGTTACTTCGTGACGCTGGGCGAGACCTGGCGCACGCCCGAGCAGGCCATATGGAACGCTCAGCACGGCTTGGGAACGATCCATAGTCTGCATATCCAGCGCCTTGCGATCGACCTGAATCTGTTCACCGCCGACGGCGCGCTGATTACCGATGGCATGGGCCATGAGGAACTGGGCACTTGGTGGAAAGCGCAGTCGCCTGACTTTCGGCACGGCGGAGATTTCAAGATCAAAGACTGGGATCACTATTCGCTCACCCCCGATGGGATTCTCGCATGAGAAAAAGAACAAAACATTCTGCAGGATATATCTGGAGCGAAAGTGGAAAGCTTGAGCATATAGATATAGCAGAACGTATTCTTGGTAGGCCGCTCCCTGTTGGAGCTGAAGTTCATCATGTGAATCATGTTAGAAGTGATAATAGGAATTGCAATTTAGTGATTTGTCCAGACAAAGCCTATCACCATCTACTACATCTCCGAGAAAGAGCTTTGGATGGATGCGGAGATCCAAATAAGCGTAAATGCATTTACTGCAAAAAATGGGATGAGACATCTAACATGGCGCGCCGAGATAAGGGTCAAAAAGGTATTGAATGGCGGCACCGCGCTTGCCATGCAGCCAATCAATTGGCTCGCAAGCATCGCTCACTAAAAAACTTGTCACCGGATGGGGTCATCGCATGACTATTCAAAGCAAATTGTCGTACTGGTGGTACAACCACGTGCAGAAAACAATCTCTAGTATTTTAGGTTCGCTCGCTGCAATCGATCTGGCGAGCTCCCTCGCTGGATATCAGTCTGAGATTACGAGTCTGCTCGGTGCCAATGTCTATGCAGGATTGCGTCTTTTGGGAGCCATCGGGATTTTCTGGCGAGCCCTGCAAGCCAGTCATCCTGCGCCACTGCCGCCGCCCGATCCGAATGCAGTGCGCTCGTGAATCAGCTCGAAGAGCGCCTTCTCTGGGCAGCCATTGTTGTCCTGATTATCTTCGGCTTCGCCTGGCACGAGCAGTCCGTCGGTGCGCGGCGCTGTGAACTCGCCGATGCCAAGGTCGCTGCTATCCAGAGAAGCGCTGCAGCCGCCCAGGAGGCGACTGACGCGCAACGTTTGCGGAGTGCTCAAGATGCGTACCAAGCTGAAATTGCTCGCCTGTCTCAGCCTCAGCCTGCTACTCACGTCGTGTGCAAGTC